TCATGTGATATCAATCCTTGCAAAAGGCCCAATGCCGAATTTTTGGGAAATTTGGGCGACTTCGATATAAAATGGCAGGGAAATTCCATCATCACCTTGCATCGTGGCAGTATAGGTAAAAGATGGCGTTTCTATGGGGGTATCGGGTTGCGGTGGCGGCGATGACCCCCCGCCCGAAATAGCATTGAAAAGGCCCTGAAACGCCGCCATAAGCAGCGCATAAGGCGAATTGCCAAATCCCACGCTGCGCTTTGTGCCAGTGGCATCAGAAATGCGCAGCGCATAGTTTTCAGAGGCCTCGCCCAAAGGCACATCAAGGCCTTGCCAACTATCGCCATCAATGCGTGTGCGGCGTGTCCATGATATTTCCAGATCCCCATTTGATGCCCAATTTGCCTTTAGATGAACGGGTGAATATGGGCGCAGACCAACGCCATAAAATGCCTTTATATGTTGGGTATATGTGGGATCAGTCAAAGGTTTGCGCGACGGCCCAATGCGCCAATAACGATCAAGCCCCCGCGCCGCCTCAGGCAAGGTAAGCTGCGTGGGTGCGCCATCTAACAACACGAATTTTGTGCCAACAGGCCACAGATCGGGCATGACCGCATCGGTGCCTTGTTGACCGCGCAACCGCCGCCCAATGCGCCACAGGCCGGGATTGATCAATTGGGCATCTGCAAATTGAATGATTTCCCAATCTGGCACGGTTGGATGCCCAATCGCCGCCCAATTTTGACCGTTTAAAACGGCATTTTCAGTCGCCGCAGATAACCCCCCTGCAAAAATGCGCACATCACACGCATCGCCACGATCCCACAGGCCGGGTTTGGCGCGTGCCAATGGGGTTTGCAGATGGCCGATTGTGGCACCACGCGGGATTAACGTGTTAAAAGCAAATCCATCATCTGAATCTGATGCATAGACGGCCACCGACCCCGACCAAGGCTTGGCTGAAACGGCCAAATGGGGCGCGTGCTCTATCTCTTGCCCGGAAATCAAAGGGATATCCAAAAATTCCGAATCCACCGGCAAAGGGGGCTGAAATTGGGAAATGGGCGCAAAATCTTCGATCTCATCTGATGGGATAAGGGTTGAGGGTTCCACCCGCGTGGCCTCGATGCTACGAAACCCGCGATCTTCGACCCGGTCAATGCGCCATGTGCTGCCATCATCGCGCGCAATTAGCGCACCGGCCGACAGGCTGCGTTGTGATGGCGGCAGATCAAAGCGCAAAGTATCGCGCGCGATTTGCGCTTCAGATAGCCACCGTTCGGCAATGGCAAAGCCTTCCGCACGCGTCAAAGACAAAGGCAGGTTGTTGACGCTGACGGTTTGGTCGGGAATATGGGCGGATGCGGCCTCAACGCTGATATCTTCAAAGGCGGATTCTGCGGCGAAAAAGGCCAAACGCACGCGTCCTGTTTCATCCCTGGCCGCGGCCCGTATTTCAGAAAACCCCGATTGATCATCAGACCCAATCGCCGTCATGTCTTGGGTAATCACCTGATCGGCCACAACAGGCATCGGAAAAAATACCACCTGCCCGTCAATTTCTGCCGCCTGAAACCCATAGGCCAACATCAAAGTTTGCAACCGCGCCCGTGGCGTTTCGGTTTCACCAGATAAATGCCCGCGCACAATGCCATGCAACCGCGATACATCATAGGATGTCACCCCGGCCTGTTCGCATAATTCCGCCACCACCAGATCAAGCGTGACGGTTTGCATCCGGCCCGTCACCCAATGCCCGCGCATCCAGTTTGCGCCATCTGGCCAGCGTTTCAAATCATGCGGAAAGGCCGGCCAAGGCCGTGCATCCCAGGCCCAAACATGCGCCCGCCCCATATCCAACATCGGTCCCCCATAAATGGGTGAAACCGGGTTATGTGCGGTGTTTTGCCAATATGACATCATCGCACGCAGATATTGCGCCTGTATTAGGTCATCACGACGCGCGTTTGAATAATAAGGCGCGCGGCTTTGTGAACTTTGGGGATTCAGAACTGTATTGGGTTGATTGGTGCCCTTATCAATTGCGGGGCATCCTATTTCGGTGAACCAAACCGGTTTTGACATTGGCACCCATGATGTGGGCTGTGTGTCCATCGCGCCACCAATGCGGTTGTGATGGGTATTTTCCCACCATCCTTTGATATCCTTATACCGATAGGTGAATGGCAAGGGCTGGCTTGGCGTCAAGCGAATACCGGCAAGCCATTCCAAATTGCCCGCCCCTTGGGTCATCCAGGCGGTGGTGGGTTCGCCAATTGGCGCGCTGCCTGAGGCGGGCAAAGCGCTAAGCCAATGTCCCGCCTCAGGCCCCGCCCAAAGCCCCGCACCTTGGCTTTGGCCAAGGCCCAAGGATTGCCCGGTTGATGTTTGTGCCGTACCAACCAACACATCATCCACCCATAACCGTACCCGGCCAGGCGATTGTGGGGATAATTCCCACATCAGATCATGGGCGGCATTATCAAAGGGCAAGCTGGCGGTGGGAATATCCAACACGGCGGTGGCGGCATCCGATTGGGTCAGCGCATAATCGCCCCGCCCTGCCCGCAATCGCAACATTGCACCGCCATCGCGCACCCCCAAAGATGCGGCAATCATACCGCCCCCGGCCTTCCATATCAGGGCATCTGAGGGCGTAGCGGGCAAGGTCAACCGCCCCCGAAACACGGCCGGGGCACCGCGTTCTGCGGCACTTTGGGCCATGCCGGCGGTTGACCCTGCGCCAAGGGATTGAATCACCGTGCCTGGTGTCCAGACGCCGTTGATCGTATCGGAAATGGCGGTGCGCGTTTGATCATCGCGCGCAATATCCGAGGCATAATACCAATCATATCCTTCACCGCCTTCGATATTGGAGTGTAAATAATCAAGGTTATAGATTGACCCCGCCGATGCATCGGCATGATTTTGGCCATCGCGCCAATCAGATAGGGGCATATAATTGTCGATGCCAATAAAATCTATATTTGGATCTGACCAAAGCGGATCAAGATGAAAATACACATCGCCTGTGCCGTCTTGGGGGTGATAGCCAAAATATTCAGACCAATCCGCAGCATAGCTTAGCTTGGCATTGGGCAAAATCTGCCGCACCTGTTGGGCCAAGGTCTTGAATTTCTGCACCGCAGGAAAACCCAGATCATCGCGCATTTGGGTCAGCGCGCGCATTTCGGACCCAATACAAAAGGCCGCAACCCCACCCGCAGCAGCACATAACGCCGCAGAATGCAGAACAAAGCGCGCATAGCTCCATTCGGGGGGGCCAGAATAAGACACTGCCCCATTTTGCACCGTGAAATCCGCAGCCGTGGCCGTGCCGAAAAACGCATCAACCGCCACCCGGTTGGCGGCGGTTTGATCTGGCGTGCCGGGTTGATCAGGCGCAAGATCACCCGTGATCCGCCCCCGCCAAGGCAAGGCGGGTTGTTCAGCCCCACCATAAGGATCAGGCAGGCCATTGCCCTGCAAGATATCCATCAACAAAAATGGGCAGAATAACACCGCCTGCCCGCCATCATGAATGGCGCGAATGGCCTGAATAACCGACGCATCCGCAGGGGTACCGCCATAAACGGGCTGCCCGCCAATTTGGCCAATCATCTGGGCCTGTGATCGCGTTATACCGCCCGCGCGCCACGTCATTTCTTTGCCGTCAGGGGTATTGAATTCAACCTTTGGGGCCACATTACAAGATCCCGCGCGCAGATCATCGCCAAACCAAGAATATATCAACGACACCGATTCCACATTGGGCGCAATGCGGCGCAATTGTGCCAAGGATTGGGTGAAATCCGTGCCGCCGCCCTCGGAACTGACATTGGCCGCGATACGTTGGCCCACATCCATTTCAAAAGTCACAGGTTTGGTGGCCAAGCTATATTCACCACGCCCCGGCACCATGGCCACCGCGCGCACCATATCCGATGCTGCCGCAGACGCCCCGATTTGTGGCGTGGGTATACGGTTGATTTCGAATGAAAATTGCGGCACGCGATTGCCAAAAGGCGTAAGATCAAGATCTTCGAATACGACATAGGCCAGACCGCGATAGGCGGGCGTGTGACCGGCGCCTTCGACGGCCTCAATCAGGGGATCGGGCAATTGGGTTTCGGTGCCGGTATAAACGCGCATATTGATCGTGCTAAGATCAAGTTCCGTACCATCCGCCCAGACCCGCCCAACGCCGCGAATATCGCCTTCGCACAGGCCAATCGCCACACTGATCGCATAAGAATATGTCTTGGTTTCCGGGGTTGAGGGCGTGCCTTTGCCACCGCCGCTGGTATCGGCGCGTTCCACAAAATTGGTAGCCCAAATCACATGGCCGCCCACACGCATACTGCCCACAACATGCGCGATGGCCGTGCCTTCGGTTGATGACGTCACGCGCAACCGTTCTGCCCGCCCACGTTCCACAGGTTCCGACCCGGACCCAAGGATTTTCTGGTCAATCATCCGCCCGATTGTGGCCCCAATGGCGCGCCCGACAACGGCACCAACGCCGCCAAAACTGCTGCCTATGGCCGCGCCTGCGGTTGAAAGTACAAGTGTTGCCATAAATCAAACCCTTTCAGGAAAACAAAACCGCGCCACAATGCGCCGGGCCCAAGGTTCGGTCAGGGTGTTTTCAACAACACCATGGCCGCAATAGGCATGAATAAAGGCCGGATACGGCCCGATTTGCGATTGAATGCCCAAATGTTTTGCCACACTGCCATCACGCATCCGAAACAAGATGACGTCACCGGGTGCGGCATTTTCAATTGGCTTTTCGTCCAAATGGCGGCGCGCGGCCTGCCATAACCGTTCTTGGCCGGATGGTTCTGACCAATCGCGGGTATAGGCCGGGGTGACTTCGGGTTCTTGCCCGTATAATTCCCGCCAAACCCCGCGCAACAGGCCAAGGCAATCACAACCCGCCGCGCGCTGGCTGGCTTGGTGAATATAGGGTGTGCCGATCCAGGATCGAGCGATTAAAACGGCTTGGGTCATCGTCTACTGCCCCCATCGCGGTTGGACAGACGGGTGGGATGGGCCACTTGCCAATCACCACCCGGAATATCGGGAAAACCACGAAAATTCAGGATATTGAAAAATTTCACCCGGCAGGTTTCCATGCGTTTGTCGCATCCGGCATACAGGCGTACACGATGCCCCGTTTGTGGGGCTTGGCGCAGGCGATCCCATAATTCGATCAAACGGGTGCCATTTTCAGGCCGATCTACCTTGATGGATCCCCGCAAGCCAATGGCGGGGCCATCCAACACTTGAAACTGACCACGTTCAAACCAGCGCGTCTCAAAGATGCCAAAATTATCAAAGGTAAACACCCGGCCATCTTGAACGGATGAAATCACAACCTCGGTCGAAAAACCGGAGGTTGTGAGATCAAATTTACATCGCTGATCGCCCAGCATCGCCGTGCAGGTTTTTTGATAGACATACCCCGTCAGCGTGTTCAACGCATCGGCCAAACCGCGCAATTCAGCGGTAAAAGTGCCGTTGGCACGGGTGATATCGCCAATCGTGCCCCGAAATTGCAACACACGATTTTCAGGGGCCGACCATTGCACCACCCATGATTCCACCTCGGCATTATCAAAACGGCCTGCGGCGATATCTTGTTCGGTGATTGCCGCATCCCTTAACACGCCCAAAGCTTCGGTATTATCAACCGAAAGCCCGCTTGTCTGACTAAGGGCGGCGGCTGTCATGCCCGTTTCGGGGCGGAATGTCACGCCATCAAAAGACAAGGCCCGGTCATGATCGGTAAAACCATAAATAACGCCATCACTGCGGGTAAGTTTCCAACAGCGCGCGATTTGCGTGATGCCAGTTTTCAAATGCGATTCAAACCCTTGCACACCCGTCATAGCCGGATCTCCACCACGGGCACATCGGGGATTTCCCCGGCCTGGAAACTGGCCGCGCTGGCATTGATCCGGTCGGTATCAAAACGCACCGGCACATCAAATTCAAACCCTGCGGTGATTTGCACGCCTGTGGCCGGCGCGGTGGCAAATGTGACAAGGCCGGTTGTGGTATCAATGCTATGCCCGCCCGTTTGGGCAACCCCATCTATGCCCAAAACCACAGTTCCAGCCACCGGTTTTGTAATGTCGCGCGTATAGGATGCGGTGCCCGATGCATAGGTTTTCACAAGCTGAAATTCCGTTTGCACCCCATCGCCAGACCCGATGATTTGGTCACCAAAGGCCGGCATTTGCGAGGGCGCGCAGCTTTTGAAATCAAGCCAGTCTTTCCAACGAAACCCATATAATTGTGCGCGCCGCGATTCGAAAAATGCAATCAGCACGGCAATATCATCCAAAGATCGCACCCCAACGCCCGCATCATAACGCCGGCGTGACGCAGCCCAAGGCGTATTGCGTTCTTCAAACCCATTGGCCAGCGTAACGATTTCGGTGCGCCGTTCCGGCCCGCCTGCCGACCCAAAACTTAGCCGGGCGGGAAAACGTATATCGTGAAAATCCATTTATATTTGCCCCTTTATCGGTTGCGTTGCCCTTTGGCCAACATGCGCGACATTTGCGCGGCGATTTGGCTTTGGCTGCGTTGAAACCCTTGCACATCGGGTGTGGTGATATTCATATGCACCTGCACAGATTGCGCGCCCCCACCATCCCCGGCCGATACCCCCAAACGTCCATCTGCACCGCGCGTCAGCGGCAAGATGGCCTCAGGCCCGGCTTCGCCCATTAACCCCATGCCGCCGCGCATGGGAAAAGGGGTTGGGCTTTGCACCACACCGCCGCGCGCAAAAGGCGTGACGCGGCCCTGACTAAAGGCCCCGCCATTGGCAAATTCTTTTGCGCCGCCAAACATGGCATTCAAACCTTGTGATAAAAATCCGCCAATCTGATCTTGCAAAGGATCCATCGCGGTTTGGTAAACGGTATCCATCATGTTGCGGGCCATGTCTTTCAAGGCATCCGACAAACGATCACCTTCGAAAACCACACCTTCAAAAGCATCGCGTAATTGGCCGCTAAAGGCGCTGCTCATGCTTTGGATTTGATCCTCGGTAAAGGTAAAGGTGGATTGCATACCCTCCAATTCCTGTTGGAAATTCGCGGCCATGTTGGTGGTGTTGGCCAGGGTGGTATCCAGATCGGCGATTTGACGTTCAAAATCTTGAACGCGGTCACGTGCTGTCATAGTGTTATTCCTTTTCGGTTCGGTCCGGAAATTGGGCCGATAAGGTGTCAAACTGGGCGCGGGCCATCGCGCGGCTTGAAGGCGCATCCCCCAACAAAATTAGAAATTCCGCCGGGGTTAACGCCCAAAACGCCGCCGGTTGCAGGCCCAAACCCCGCAACCCGGCTTGCATCAATACAGGCCAATCCATGGTTTGCCCCATCATTTTGGCGGCGCAAAAGCCAACGCCAAAAGGCGCGCGGCCATGCGGGCGGCATTGGCAAATCCGCCTTCGATTTCGGCGGTTAGCAGATCATCAAAATCACCCGTCCAACCGCCCCCGCGCATGCCTGCGCAGATCAACATGAACACATCGCTTGCGCGCAGATCATCGCCTTCGAACCGGGCCAAAAGCGCGGCCAAGCTATCGGCCTGCAATCGGGTTTCAAGTTCGGCCAAGGCACCAAGGGTCAGTTTCAACAGATGGCGTTGGCCATTGACAACCAACGCCACCTCGCCTGCGAAAGGATTGGCCATGGATCAAATCGCCGTAAAGGCAAGTTCACCCGCCGAGGCCATTGAAAAATCATATGTTGCCTCACCATCATGATTGCCTGCATATTCGATTGCGGTGATTTGAAACGCGCCTTCCAAAATGCCGAAATCAGGGATGATGACCTGAAATATGGGTGTTGTGCCTGCAAAAAACACCTCACGCGCGCGGGCATCTGTGGTTTCGTCGCGAAACACGCCCGCCCCCGATAATGACGCCGATTTCACGCCACCACCGCCCAATAATTCACGCCAACCACCGGCGGAATCAATATTTGTGGTGTCAATCGTTTCGGCATTCAGGCTAATCCGCGAGGCCCGCAACCCCGCCAGCGTTTCAAATGGACCGGTTCCGGTCATGTCAAGTTTGATCAATAGATCCTTACCGCTTTGTGCGACCATGGGAATCTCCTTGTTAGTCAAAGGGGTATGTTATGAAAATCGCGCCTTACAGCGCGGTGTCGTCGATCCGGGCCAAAAACCACAGGTCAATTTCGCGTGTGGTATCTTCGCGGCGCGCCTCGGCGCGTAGAAAATTCAGGCTGATCAACTGACCCCGGGTCAGGGTCAATTGGGCATCTGTCAGGGCATCGGAAATGGCACCGGCCACGGTTTTAATTTGTTGAAACCCCGCGCCATTTGCGATGATTGTGACCTGAAATTCATGTTCAGATGCGTGTTTGGTTTTGTCGGATAGATCCCGCGCCCGTTCGGGGCCAAGGCTGATGTATAAATCAGGCACGGGCCCGGTTGGCACCTTGTCATGAATGGCCCCATGGCACAGGGCCATAACGGTGGCATCATTGGTTAAAGCGGTATAAATGGCCGTCTGAAGCGCGGCCGATGTGGCATAGCTCATGTTCCGACTTCCTCGGTGGCGGTGCAAATCAGGTATCGCCCGCGCGCATCGCTTTCGGTGACATTGGCGATGTGATATAGGCGAATGCCATCGCGAAACCGCATCCCGGCTTGTGGGCGTGATGGTGCGCCCTGGGGGGCGGCACGCGTCATGATCCGCAGGTTAAGGCGGGATTTCATATCACTTTCCCCGCCCCCGCCACCGGCATCAATTTCGCCCCATATCGTGCCAAGCGGCGCCCATGTTTCAACATAGCCACCACTGCCATCAGGGGTGCGGGTTGGGCCTTCTAGAATCAATTTGCGGTTCAAATCGGGTCGGGTCATGCCGCACCCCCGCGCAGACGAATGGTGCGGTAAGGTTCAACCAACACTGAAACCGCCAATGGCAGGCCCATATTTGGGTCAATATTCTGCCCCCATAATTCCGCCGCCATAATCAACACGGCCTGTTTCAAATCGGGTGGAATACCCACCCAATCGGGTGAAAACCCGGCGGTGAATTCCACCTCGATCGCGCCGCCTTGGCTGGGCGTGGGCAATTTGGTGCCGGTCGATACAATCATGGGCGCGTGGCGATCTGTGCGCAGATCATAAAGCGCAGGATCAACCAATGTTTCCGCCCCTGCCCGCGTGATCAATTTTATACTGTCGATGGCATTTACCGGGGCTTTGGGCAGGCTGTGTCTGTCTTCATATGTCCAATGCACCAAACTAAGCGCGAAACGGCGTTCAAACAACGCCTTGCCAATCCGTGCCTCGATTGCGGCAAGTGCGGCGCGCAGGCAACTTTCAAGCTGCGCATCTTGGGTGCCATCATCTGCAAAGCCGCGCGACAGCCGCAATTGGGCCACCAATTCGGCCACCGGCAAGACAGCACTGGACACTGAGGTCACTTCGACCATCATCATTATCGTTTCTCCGAAAAAACTGCTCTGGGTAAAAATGGGGTGGCGAACATGATGTGTGCGCTGCTCGACGGTGAGGGACACGCAGCTGGACCCGCGCACATCATACGCCACCCCCTTGCCCACCACCCCCATGGGTTGGGCAAGATCAGATCGGCCTATCTGTTATGAGATGCCGAATTTCAAAAGTTTGATCGCCGCGTAATCCGATACATCCCCGCCAACGCGTTTTGTCGCATAAAACAAAACATGGGGTTTGGCGCTGAATGGGTCACGCAGAACGCGCAAATCGGGGCGTTCGGCAATCGTGTACCCCGATGCGAAATCCCCAAAGGCAATCGCATAAGCATCGGCACGGATATCAGGCATATCTTCGGCCACCAAAACGGGGTATCCCATCAAACGGGCGGCTTCGCCCATTGCCAAACCATCAGACCACAAGAACCGGCCATCGGCATCTTTCATCTTGCGCACGGCGCCTGCGGTTTTGGAATTCATCACAAATGTTGCATTCGCGCGATAGCGCGCGCCCAGCGCATAAACCAGATCAACAATCGCATCCGCAGGGTTCGTTGCGTCGAAATCGCCCGATGTGCCCGTTGCCACATACCCAAGTGACCCCCAGGTCCAACTTGCATCTTCTACTTTGGGGCCCATCAGAAAACCTGTGGGTTTATTCACCCCATCGCCTTCGACAAAGGCCGCGGCCTCGGATCGGGCGAATTTATCGGCGATACGTTCGGCCAGCCAGCCTTCGACATCAAAGGCGCTGTCATCGAGCAGCCGTTGCGAAGCCTTGGGCATGGCTGACAATTCGAACAAAGGAATGGAAATCCGTTCGATCTGCGGCGCGGCGGTTTCGGCCATCGCGCTGGTTTCATCGGCCCAACCGGCCCCGGTATCGGTGCTGTCGATCAAAACATCGAAAGATGTGGCTTCGACCATCACAACATTGGAAATGGCGCGCAGACTGGCCCCCGAACGCAGGCTGGATTGAATCATATCAGATGTCTGAGGATCGACCAAATAGCCACCTTCGGCATTGATCGCGGTATTCAAACCCTTTTGTTCAAATTCAATCCCGCGCAATCCTTCGTCATCGCCACTGCGCAGATAAGTGCCCAGCGCCTTTTTATGCGGCGCGCCTGTATCAGCCGTGGTATTCAAGGCCGGGCGGGCAAAATTACGTGATTTTGTTGTCAACATGGCAATACGTTCTTCCTGTTTTTTGAACTTGGTGGTGATGTGGGTTTGAAACGCCCCGAATTCAGACAAAAACCCCGTCATCGCGGTTTTGACTTCACTCAGGGGGTCTTGGGCCATACCGGTACGGTCCGGTGACCTAGGTGAGGTCTCGGTCATGCAGTTCCCTATGATTGTGATTTGGATGGGTTAGCGGGGCTTATGCGCCGCCAGGTGATCGCGCGCGCGATCAAACGCACGGGCGAGTTCGGCCAGGTCATCGGTTTTGGCGGCCAATCCCGCCGCCGCACCAACCCGCGCCTGGGCAAGCATTGGAAAGGTCACAAGCGACACTTCCCAAAGCTCGACTTCTGACAATAACCTTTGACCGTCAGTATCTTTGGAGGATCGAACGGTTTTATACCCAATGCTAAGGCCATCAATTGCGCCAGCTTTGATCAAACTGGCGGCTTCACGTGCGCGTGCGACATCGTCCAACAAACGCCCCTTGACGTAAAGGCCGCGCGCATCTTCGGCCACGTGATCCCAAATGCCAATGGGTTGGTTCGGGTCATGTTGCCATAACATTTTCACACGACGCCCCGATGATTTCAGGGCCTGCAAACTGCGGGTATAAGCGCCGGGTTGTACGATATCGCCGCCTTGGTCTTTCAGGCCAAACAGGCTGGCATAGCCTTCGATATTTTGGCCATTCACCACCTTTAGCGCCTGTTCGGGCTGGCAAAACTTAGTTTCCAGACCGGATTGTAAATATGGGGTCAATGATCCCTCCTTTATAAACCTGAATTAAGTTGCAAAAGCTGCGCCACGCCTTGGGCCAAGATCACGCTGACCACACCAAACACCGCCAACCACAGGCGACGTTCAAGCCGCGCTAGGGCGGATTCAATGCCTTCTAGGCGAAAGGTCAGCGCCTGCCAGCGTTCTTCCAACACGCGTTCATTGGCCTCAATCCGGGCATTGGCAGCATCAAATGGGGCGTATAAATAGCGCGATCCGCTTCTGTCAGGGTGGCTCATGCGGTGTCGGCCTGATCGGGAAAGCCCAACAAACGGCGTTTTTCGGCATCGGTTAGAAAACTTGCCCCCGAAATGCGCCGCCATTGGGTTTCGCGTTCTTGGGCAAGGGCAGGTACCTGATCAAGATCGGGTTTTAGATCCACCACATCGCCAGACAAACCCGATAACCACTGCGCCAACGTTGCCAGAACCTTTTGCGCCAAAGGCAAAACCGTTAGGCGGTAAAAGGCACGGTTGGCCTCGGCGTAATTGGAATAGGTCGCATCGCCGGGAATGCCCACCAACATGGGCGGCACGCCAAAGGCCAATGCAATATCGCGTGCGGCGGCCTCTTTGGTTTTTTGAAATTCCATATCCGAGGGGCTAAACCCCATCGGTTTCCAGTCAAGCCCGCCTTCCAACAACATAGGCCGGCCCGCATTGCGCGCGCCCTGATGGTGGCTTTCCATTTCGGCCTGAAGGCGTTCGAATTGGTCTTGGCTCATGCTGCCTGTGCCTTCGGTGCCGCGATACACAATTGCACCCGATGGCCGCGCGGCGTTATCCAACAACGCCTTTGACCAGCGCGCGGCGGCGTTATGCACATCCACCGCCGTGGCCGCCGCCTGAATCGGGGCCAAACCGTAATGATCATCTTGCGGGTTGAACGCCTTGATATGGCAAATCATGTCAGCCGCAAACCGGTGCGTTTTACCGCCTGCCTTGTAATCATAATGCGCAGGCCACCCATCGGCGCCCGGCACCACATGCATACGATCCGATCGCAACACATGCAATTCAACCGGCATGCCCGGTTCGGGGGTCACGGCCTCGATATAAATATTGCCTGACAATAGGAATTGGGCATAGGCGGCCTCAAGCAAATCGGCGCGGCCCTGCCCCTGATTGGGATGCGCCAAAAGGGTTAGAACGGGATGGGTTTCAAACCGCTGTGTGACATCTTGGGCGATGATGGGCAGGGCGGCGGCGGCCTCGGATATGACGCGCACGGCGCGATAGCCCACCGGATTACGTTCAAAGCCGTTTTTGGTAAGGGTTGTGGTGTCGCGGGGGCTCCAGGTGGCGCGGCTCATATGACCCCAAAGCGCCAATTTGGACACGGCAGAGGCTTTTTGTTCCGCAACCGGATGTGCCGGTGTTTTACGCCAAAGATCCAAGGCCATTTTGATGTTCTCCTTGCATAGAAAATTGTGACGCAATCCAACGGTTGCGCCGCATGAATTTTAGGAATGATCCAGTGGATCACAGGTTGCGGATATTGGGGGCCAAATACCGATTTGCAGGCTCTAGCAGGCCTTCGCTCAAGGCCCAGACAAGCGCATCAACCCGGTCAGGGCTGCCTTGGCCTTCATATCCTGACAGGCACATCCGGCACATTTCATCTTCAAGTTCAGGCAAAAGGCCCAGATGCCGCACCCGCCCCTGTTCATACAAAGCCGCCACCGGTTCGGCGCGCGCGATTTTTCCGCGCGATGCGCGAACCGCACGGTAATTCACCAGCGGGTCAATCTGGCGCATAATAGTTTCAACCAAATCACCACCTTGATTGATTTCGGCCACCATACGATCGGCCTTATATGCATGATAGGCCGCCGCCGCAGCCTTGGCCCATGTTTGCGGACTGGCCGCGGTGACACTGCGATCGGCCAGCACCGTGGCGTGCCATTCATGCGGCAGGCCGGTTTCGGTGATCCCCACAACGATAATCCCACACGCATCCGACCCCGCATGGCCCGTGACCGGCGGATCAACGGCCACAATCACGCGGGTTGGATCAGGCGGTATTGAACACCGCAACCCATCCAATTGCCCCCGTCGCCATAGCGCGTTTGCGGCATCTTCAATCAACACGCCATCCAATTCCTGCCGCCCCAACCGCGTTTGGCCATAACGCGCGCGGATTTCTTGCAAAAATGACGGGGCCAAATGGGCGCGGTTGGCCTCGGTCGGGGCGTGGGTTGTGGTGGTGCTTTGACGCGCAAGCAGGGTTTTCAACACCGCAACATTACGCGGCGTGGTTGTCACCACCTGTTGGGGATGCGCCCCCAAACGTAATGCAAATTGCAACATATCCCATGTATCTTGTGCATAGGGCCATTTGGCCAATTCATCTGCCCAGGCGGCATCGAATTGCGGGCCGCGCAGGGCCTCGGGGTCATGGGCGGAAAACAACCGCGCCTCGGCCCCATTGGGCCATTCAAGGCGGCGTTCACCCGCAATCCATTTTGGGCGACGATCAGGCGGTGAACAGGCCAATATCCCGCTATCACCCTTGACCATTACCGCCAGGGCCTGATCATAGGTTTCCCCCACCAAGGCCACACGCCGCGCCCGCCCCGGCATGTGTGGGCGCGCCCCTTCGACCATAGCGCGCACCCATTCGGCCCCGGCGCGCGTTTTGCCCGCACCGCGCCCGCCCAAAACAACCCATGTTTTCCAATCCCCCACCGGGGGGGATTGATGCGGCAATGCCCAGAATTCAAACAGATACGGCAATACCGCCAATGTTTGATTGCTTAAGCCTTCAAGGAAGGTTTGCGTCACCTCTGGCGGTTCTGAGGCAAGCCAATCTGCGGCTGATTTCATCGCGCGCGGCGTCAAGGTCAAGCGCGCCTGCGCCTTGGCCTTCGGTGTCTTGTTGCGTTGCGGCACGGGTGGCCTCCTGCATTTTTAGGGCGAATAACAACGCAGCATTCAAGGCCTTGATATCGGCCAAGCGTGTTTTTGCGTCAATGTCATCTTGTGCCGTTTTGGCGGCGGCCAGGCTATGTTCCAGATTTTTGGTTGCGGTTTCTAAAACCACCAAAGCCCGTTTTAAAATCACCTTGCTTGCCATCTGACAATCAAAGGAATGCGATATTTTTTTCTTCAT